CGTTGATGGTTTATCTGTTAAAAATCCTTTGATGTTTGGAAGAAGAATTCAAGGATTAGTATCATATTTTAAAGGCGCAGATGATAGATTATTACCTAAACGATTAGATGAAGAATCTACATTAGTAAAAGTTCCTATGACTGATGAACAATTTTTACGTTATTTGGAATCAAGATGGGAAGAAATACAAAGAGAAGCAAAACAAAAAAGAATGAAATCAGATTTAGATTCAGATTTTGGTTCTTTTAGAATGACTTCTCGTATGGTATGTAATTACGCTATTCCACCTGAACTTAAATTTAAATTAGATCCTGAAGAATCAGAAGAAACTTTAAATTCTAAACCTGAAAAAGAAGATAAATCTAAAATTTTGGAAATTATGAAAAAATCTCCTGAAAAATATCTTGTAGAAGAAGTCTTAGATAAATTTTCACCTAAAATGGCTCGTATGCTGAAAGATATTAAAACAAATGTTGTAGGATATAGAAATCAATTTATTTATTCACAATATAAGACTTTGGAAGGACTAGGTATATTTGGGGCAGTCTTAGAAGCAAATGGTTTTCAACATTATAAATTAATTAAGAAAGCAGGTGAATGGACAGAAGATCCATCAATGGAAGAAGGTAAACCTTCATTTGCTATGTATATTGGTGGAAATGAAGAAGAACGTGAATTATATAGACAAATATTTAATCAAGATTATTCTGATACTTTTCCTGAATCTTTAAAAACAGAAGTTAAATCTAAACCTCATAAATTATGTGTTTTTATGGCATCTTCTGCTGGTGCTGAAGGTATTACTTTGGCTGATGTTCGTAATGTATATATTATGGAAGCATATTGGAATCCTGCACGTATAGATCAAGTTATTGGTCGTGCTATTCGTATTTGTTCTCACGCTAAATTAGAAATACCTGAACGTACTGTTAAAGTTCAATTATATCTTTCAACATTTACTGAAAAACAATTAACTTCAACAGAAGGTCCAAATATAGTATCTATTCGTAGAAATGATATGTCTTTAAGACGATATGAAGGTGGTGAACCCGTTCAAGCATTTATGTCTTCTGATGAATATTTGTATGAAGTCTCATATCGCAAATCTAGAATTATCAAGAACATTTCTCTTATTCTAAAACAATCAGCAATAGATTGTGAAATACATAGAAAACTACATTCTAAGGAACAACCTGTAATACAATGTATGCGATTTGATACTACATCCAAATCTGAAGACTTGGCGTTTAAACCATTTTTTAAAGCAGATGAGAAAGATACTTTGTATCTAAGAAATATACAACGTAAATCACGTAGATTACAAAAAATAAGAATTAAAGGAATAATGTTTATATTAGATCCTGATACATTAGAATTATTTGATTTTATGGCATTTGAAGATACTCGTAGATTATTAAGAATTGGAATACAAACATCAAAAGAAGAACTTAAATTTTTTACCTCTGTAGTATTATAAATGGCAAATCCACCAGATAATTTTACAATTCAGCAGGTATTAAGCCAAGATAATATTGATCCCGGAACTTATTCAGTACCTTCTCAAAATATAGCTTATAATGCAGTATTACCTAGTAATTCTGGAAATTTTACATTGAATAAAAGATTAAATGGAATTGGCCATGATTATTTAGATGATACAGGTGTATATAATAAATTAAAAAACAATAAAGATATAAATCCTCAACCATTTCCTCAAACAGTTTATACTCCTAATTTTCATCATCCAAGACAAGTTGGTACATCAAAAATAAGAAGAACAGCTTCAGAATGGACAGCATATAAATTATTTTTAGCCAGTAGTAATTATGCACAGAGTCAACTTGGTAATAGAACAGTTATTTTATCAAGAAAATTATGTAATTGTAATTCTCCAAATTACCAAAATGTTAAAAAACAAGGTCTATGTCCTAGTTGCTTAAAATAAGACTTTCATTATCTTAACTATTAAATAACAAGATGACAGGAGGATTAATGCAATTAGTTGGTAAAGGAGCACAAGATCATCTTGTGATAGGAAATCCATCCTTTACTCACTTTCGTAACATGTATAAACGGCATACAGATTTTGCTATGGAGCATTTTAGATTAGTATGGAAAACAACAAATTTATCTATACCTGCAAATGGTAATTTAACTTTAAGAACAAAAGTTGAAAGATTTGCACAATTATTAAATGATTGTTATTTAAGTGTAGATTTACCTCCAATATTTTCAGGTCTTTATCCTGGAACAACAAAACCATATGAATTTCAATGGATACCAAATATTGGATATAATATGATTAATTATGTTTCAGTATTAATTAATGGTCAAGAAGTAGTAAGACATACAGGTGAATGGATGAAACTTTATACTGTATTAACGTTTAATGGAACTAAACGAGAAATTTTAAATAATTTAATAGGAAATTTACCTGAATTATATGATCCATCTAATGCATTTGGAAGAAATAATTCATATCCACATTCCATTTCAACATCTCAAGATTTAGCAGAACCATCTATACAAGGAAAAACATTAACCATTCCATTACATTTTTGGTTTTGTGAAAATGTTGGTGCTGCATTACCATTAATTGCACTTCAACATTCAGAAGTTGAAATAGTAGTTGAATTTACAAATATGTATAATATGTTTACAGTCTTAGATCAACAAGATAATCGTATTGCTCCTACACCTGATTTATATCCGATGAATTTATTTTTAAGTCCTCCATTAAAAGATAATTCAGGACCATCAAATCCTTATTTATCATTATGGTCAACAAATTCATTTATTGAAGCAAATTATATTTTCTTAACGGATACTGAAATGGCTCATATAGCAAAAACAGATCATTCATTTTTAATAACACAAATAAATATGGTTTTAAGAGAAGGACAATATGGACCATCGAATGATATGGAATTACATTTAAGAAATTTATGTACAAGAGTAGTTTGGGTAGCACAAAGATCAGATAGAGCAGCGTTAAATGATGTAGATAATTATACAAATTGGGAAAATCCTAAAATAAGACCTACATCAGGAACAGGTGTTCCATATTCATCAGGATTAGTATTACCTGCAAATGTATCTCAACGTGATATTCTTTTAGAATCAAATATAGTTATTGATGGTAAAGATAGATTTACTGCAAAACAAACTGAATTCTTTTCAAATATTCAAAATTATCGTCATCATCAAGGAACAACAATAATAGAATTTCCTGGTCTTTATTCATATTCATTTGCATTAGATCATGGAACAAATCAACCTTCAGGACATATTAATGGATCAATGTTTAATAAAACTATTTTGAGAAATACTTATGTTCAACCTCCATTAGCATTAATAGGAAATAGTAATGCGCCAACATCATATTGTATTTTAAAATCAACAGCAACAAACCCTCGTCCTACAAGAGTAAATCCTAATGCAGTTGATGTTAATGGAAGACCTCTATATTCACCAAACGATATAGTAAGAATTATTTCAAAGACCGATGCGAATACGTTAGCGTATACATATACTGTTCGTGCATATACAGAATCTTATAATTATCTACGAGTTATTGGAGGCGTCGCAAATGTCGTGTTTTCTTCATAATAAGAGATGAGTACAGGAATTAATATAAAATCAGCTTCATATGGAGTAGGTTCAACTAATGTAGATGTTACATCACAAGTTACATCTAAATTATTAGACGGAGCACTTAATTTACCAGTTACCCCAGCAGCATTAGGTATAGATGATCCTGCTCCAGGTCAATTAAAGACATTAACAATACAATATTCTATTAATGGTGGAAATATAAATTCAATTGTAGAAAAAGATGGAGGAACAGCAATAATTTCTGCTCCATCAGAAAGAGTAGCGTCAGGATTACAAATTACAAAAGCAGAATATGGTTATCCTGGTAATTATCAAGATGTAACAGACGCAGTTCAAAATTATTTGAAATCTGATGGTTCTATAAATTTAAAAGTTGGATTTAAAGAAGTAGGTTTACCTGATCCAAATCCTGCAAAACAAAAACAACTTAATGTAGAATATACTGTAAACGATAGTAAAAATACTAAGACATTGAAAGATGGAGAAACATGGAAAATGAGTGCTCCACCTAATGTACATAATAAAAAAACAAAAGCATCTGATTTTGTTACATCAGTTATAGGTTCATTTGTATCAGGAGTTTTTAAATTTATAGGGTTATATATATTCTTTTTATCAATGTATACAGTAGTTGATTACGGTGTATCATTTAATGCGAGATTTGGTAAAAATATTTCAGAAATATTATGGTATGCTATAGGATTAATTCCATTTAGTTCATTATGGTTAGTTCCAATTATAAACTTCTTTTTAATTTTATTTAATGGTGGAAGTATATACGCTTCATAATAATATTTAAACCTAATCTGCTGTTAAAAAACAAATGAGTGAGCAGTGGAAGCAGTTATTTGATATGGCATATTTACGCAAAAATATAGTTGAAGAATTAGTAATATCTTCTAATTCTATTGAAGAAGAAGATACTATGGATTATGTATGGAAACAATACAATGAAAAATATAAAACTATGTTAGAAGTTCCAGAACTAAAAAAATTGGTAACCCCCTATTCTCTTTTCTTTTGTTTAGGTTGTAATTCTTTTTTTAGAGAAGTTTTTCCCAATTGCTCTATTGAGTTTACGGAGGAAGAACAAGCCCCTTAAACTTCCCAACGCCCACGAAGCCTACAGCCACATCGCGGCCCTCCTGCTCCTCGTAGACGTTTCCTGAGATTTTGCTGACGGCATAAGTCTTGCCTTTAAAGTCAACTTCCATCAGGTCCTCGTCTTCCTGAGCTTCAGGTTCAGGCGTCTCCTTCTCATCCGAGGGACACTTTCCGCAGTTGCATTCGGGAAGGTTTCCACCACCCCCAGGCATCTTTTGGTCACCCTTTTTTACAGCCTCAAGGAGATGGGCGAGAGGGCAAGAAGGAGGAGGAGCAGCGCCACCGCTCTTCACAGTCTTTGCGAAGTTGCGTGCGTGGTCAGCAAGACCCTGTTCGTTGTAGTCCTTGTCGGAAAGTCCCTCGATGTACTCGTTTTGGAACTTCTTCTTGAACTCGTCAGTGATCTGCATACCCTCCGCCTCAAGCGCCTTCGCAAGCTGCCCTGAAATCACAGGAGACATCTTCTTGATGCGCTTCTCGCGCTTCGCAGGCTTCTCCTCCTTCACAGCCTTCTTCTCATCCTTCTTGGCAGGTGCCTCCTCCTTCTTCTTTGCAGGAGCGGGAGCAGACGTCTTAAGCATCTTCTCCAGCTTGGTCTTCTCTTTTGCGATCTTTGCCTCGTGAGCTGCTTTGTCCTTGTAATCGCCCTTCTCAAGTTTCTTCTCCCAAAGTTCGATGTTGTGACGAGTCTTCTTCACAGCCTCGTCCTCCTCAGGAGCGTCACCGTCTCCAGCCTCCTCCTTTGCTGCACCGCCCTTCTTGGGTTTAGGAGCAAGAGAAGCAAGAAACTCCTCAACCTGATCCGCAACAACCTCCATTGCCTCATCAGGATCAAACCCAAACTCCTCGCTGAGTGCCTCAACAATTGCGTATAGCTTCTTGTCTGCCATTTGCGTTGTTCCCTTTGTGCGCCGTGCAACTTATTCTTTTGGAATTAAATAATCCGTTTTTAACCAAATAATAATTGTTTTAAAGTTTTTGATTTAGTATCAAAATTTGAATAATTTGTAGTAGTTGTTTTAGACATACCAGAATTTTGTAACATATTCGATAATTTACTTATTTTACTAACATTCCAACTACTAATATCGTGATTAAATTTTGTAGCTTCGTGGAACATATAACTTGTATCTTTAAGAGAAGTTGTAATCCATTTAGTACCATCAAAATTATCAAAATTTGAAGTAGAGTATTCAAACATACCAGACATATTTGTTACTTTAGAAACATCCCATTTAGAAATATTTTGATCAAATTTTGTAATAAAAAACATACCAGACATATTTGTTACTTTAGAAACATCCCAATTAGAAATATCAATATTAAATAATATAGCACTATTAAACATACCAGACATATTTGTTACACTAGAAGTATCCCATCCACTAATATCTTGATTAAATGCGTTTGCACATGAAAACATATTAGACATATCAGTTACTTTAGATGTTTTCCATCCACTAATATCTTGATTAAAATTTATAGCTCCATAAAACATATTAGACATAGTAGTAACCGACCTAGTATCTAAATTTAAAATACCATTAAAATTCATATTATTATAAAACATATAACTCATATCTTTAATAATTGAATTATCATCTATTAATCCTGTTCCAGTAAATAAGTTAGCATTTACGAACATAGCGCGCATATTAGTAATATTAATACATTCAACAATGTTTGTAATATAATTTCTACTATCTGTGGTAGGAGGATTCATATAATATTTTCTTTTAGAATCATAAACTAATGAAAAAGGTGTTCCAGGTTTATAAGTTATAGTAATAGTATAAGAACCTGGAGTTGTATATGTATGACCTACTTTATTAGAATTATTATTTCCTTTTATAGTTGATGTAGGATCATTCCAATCAATATAACTAATCGAACTAGTTGAAAGAGGAAGAGTTATTGTTTCAGGAGTAGCAGTAGTTTTTATTAGAAATGATAAAACACTAAACGATTTAGACAATGAAAATCCTGAACGTAATTTATATGTTAATTTTAATGAAACATTTAATTTGGTTGTATTTGAATAAGCTAATAAATATAATGACATATCTTTAAGCCAACTAGTAGGTATAGTAAAAGGAGTCACTTTGTAATCACAAAAATCAGAAGCATATAAAGGAATTTGTTTGGAGTTATTAACAGGTATTGCTCTTGTATTCACAAGAGTTCCAGTTCCATCAATTTTATCATTCAATATAATACTTAAGTTTGAAGGAACTGTATCTCCATTAACTATATATCTAAAAGTAAGCCCATCTTTTAGTTCAGAAAAAAGAGGGATAATAACATCTTGTTTGATACCAGCATGTCGTTGACTATTAACAAAATTTTTCTTTAACATAGATAGTTTTAAAGGAAAATTTAAAAGGGGCATTTTATATTATATTAACCAAAATATAACATCATATCAGAATACCATTTATGAGGATCATATTTTTCATATGAAATCATTTTTTTAGTAAATCCATCCATTTGTTCTTGAGTTTTATCTGTAAGAATTTGTAGAGCATACATAACAAGTTCAATTTCATCAATTAGATAATCCATGATTTTTTTTGCAGGACAATCAAAAGGATACATACCAGTTTGATACAAATGACATAATCCCATAATACTCCTTCGATAATTCACATGATGAGTCATAATAACATGTTTATAATATTTCAGAAATACTTCTAGAACTAGACTATTATATTCTTTAGTTTTACTAATAAGATTTGCCATTTCTTTATGCGTATAAGTCCATAAATTGAAGATATTACCATTTTGATCATAATATTTAGGATATTCTGATAGTTTAGTCATACAACTACAATCTTGTCCGTATGTAAGATCCCAAATAATATTTCGACGAATATCTTGAATATAATTAGGATGTTGTTTAATGAATTGACGAAATGCTGGAACAAGTTCACGACCAGAAAATTCTTGAACTATAACTTTATTATCAGTATTAAAAGTTCGAATAGAGAAATATGAACAAATTTCATACCTTTCTTCTTCTGAAATATTTTTTGAAACAATAATAAATTCTATATTTTTATTTCTCCAAATATCAAAATAAGTATTTTTCATAAATGGTTTTAATTCCATATATTCCAAATACATATAAACAAACTCTGATGAATTATAATCAAAACCATTATCAAAATGAATGAGTCTCATAGTTCTCTCAGTTTGTTTTCGCATAAACCAAGGAAATAGTTGATTCTTATCATCATTAAAATCTTCAAGTTGTTGAACTTGATAAGGAAATGATCCAATACCAATATAAGTATATTGGCGTTCATCACTTGCGTGTTTTAGAAGTTGTCCGATAAAATCTAGCATTGTTTTGATCAAAACAATACTAGAAGGTTAATTCGTTTTTAATTAAATAAATAAGTATTGTGGTTTAACAAATGATTGAGATTTGTTATATACAGATAAATATTTAGTATTATCTGTACTACTCATTCCAGAATTTGTAAGCATACTGGTCATATAAATTAGTTTAGAAGTATTCCATTTAGAAATATCAGCATTAAAAGCTGTAGCTCCATTGAACATATTTTCTACAGTTGTTACATTAGAAGTATTCCATTTACCAATAGGCTGATTAAATGATCTAGCATTCTGAAACATACCACCCATATCAGTTACATTAGAAGTATTCCATTTAGAAATATCTTGATTAAACGCTGAAGCTCTATAAAACATACTGGTCATATAAATTAGTTTAGAAGTATTCCATTTAGAAATATCAGCATTAAAAACTGTAGCTCCAAAAAACATATAATGCATATCTGTTACTTTAGAAGTATTCCATTTAGAAATATCTTGATTAAATACTACAGCTCCATTAAACATACCACCCATATTAGTTACTTTAGAAGTATTCCATTTACCAATAGGTTGATTGAATAATTTAGCTCCAGTAAACATACCAGCCATATTCGTTACTTTAGATGTATTCCATTTAGAAATATCTTGATTAAATGCTTCAGCATTATAAAACATACCAGACATATTCGTTACTTTAGAAGTTTTCCAATTACCAATAGGTTGATTAAACGCTGAAGCTCCACTAAACATACCACCCATATTAGTTACTTTAGAAGTATTCCATCCACTAATATCTTGATTAAATGCTTCAGCATTATAAAACATAGCGGACATATTTGTTACTTTAGAAGTATCCCATTTAGCAACTTTATTTGTTTTTGAAACTGGAATTGTATTTATAGGTTTATTAAACTTTGAAGCTAAATAAAACATACCAGACATATCCGTTACTTTAGAAGTATCCCATCCACTAATATCTTGATTAAAATTTACAGCTGCATAAAACATAGCGGACATATTAGTTACATTTGTAATAGTTACAACTTCAGTTATAAACCTTCTAGAATCTGTATATGATGTATTATGAGAAAAAGGAGTTCCTTGTGTATAAGTTATAGTAATAGTATATGTTCCTGCTGTAGTATAAGTATGAGTAGTTTTGTCTGTTGAACCACTTGAATCTCCCCAACTAATTGAAACAATTTTTGTA